GCCGAGTTGGCCGGTTTTGCGCAGGCCGTTCTTGAGGCCGTCCATTGCGGTCTGGCCTTGTGCGAACGCGGCGCCCACGTTGCCGATCGATTCGCCGAGTCGTTGCGAGCTCTGGATCTGGTCCTCGAAGGCGATCCGCGCCTCCTCGGCCTGCTGGCGCTGCTGGTCCCTCATCTCATTGAACAGATCGCTCGTGCTGGAGTAGCGCTTCTCCTCCCACCACATGAGACGCCGCGTGGCATCGGCGGCTTCGTCGATTTTGTCTGCGGTTTCTCCCGCGTCGTCGCCGAGCTTTTCGATGCCCGATGATGCGTCGGGAAGATCCGCGGCAAGCTCTGCGACCGCCTCGCGGAAGTTCTCGAACGCAGTCTCGATCTCCTTGGTGTCGTCGGCGCCGTCCCGGAACGCCTTGGCCATGTCATCGGCGGCGAGCGAGCCCTCCTCGACCTGCACCTCCAGCTTTGCGATCTCGCCGGTAAGCCGTTCGATCTGCGCCTGACGCTGCGCTTCGGACATGGAGCGCCCGAAGGCGAAAAAGGCGCGGTCGCCGACAACGGTGGCCTTTTGCAGCCGCTCGACCTCAGCACGGACGCCAGCCAGCCGGGACTGCAGGATGTCTACGGTGAACGCCTCGGCCGTGGCGCGGGCGCCCTTCCATGCTCGCGACAGGGTCGATACGCCCTTGGCCGCGAGTTCGGCGCCGTCGATGATGGTGTACACCACCTTGTCGGTGGACTTCGTGAGCGCCGCTTGTGCACCGATCATCTTGTCGGTGCTGTCGAGCATCACGTTGGCAAGTTCGACCATCGCAGCGCGGGCGACAGGCGACTTGGTGATGACGCTGCCGAGGCCCTCCTTGGCGAAGTCGCTCCACGCTCCCTTGAGCTTGTTGACCGCGCCGGGCCAGGTGGAAGCCGCAGCCTCGGCTGTTCCGGCGAATCGCTCGTTGAAGAGTCGAACGGCTTCGCCGCTCTTGAGCTGCTCGGTCGTCAACTCACGCAATTCAGGAACGTATCGACTGAGCATCCCAGCCGACCCGGCGAACGATGCGGCCAGCCCGCGAGTGATCGTCTCCAGTGGGAATCCCGCAGCGGCGGCGTTTTCGACGGCGAGCGTGAACTCCTCCATCTTGTCGAGCGACACACCGAGTTGGATGGCCTGCGCCTGGAGCGCGAGCGTCTCTTCATCGCCGCGACCCGTGAGCTTCTGCAGCGCGAGGGCCTGCGCGTCGAGCATGGCGATGACGTCTTCCGTCGCCTGCCCACTCGCCTCCAGTGCTGCGCGGCGCTTGGCTTCTGCCTGCGCCTGGACGCCAGCCGCGCGGACGGAATCCGCAACGAACCGCCCGAGCCGGCGCCCGGCAAGAAGGACGCTCCCGATCCCCAAGCCAAGCGTCGCGTAGCCCGCGACCATCTTCTTGATGCTGCGGTTGCTCGATCGCTCGGTCTGCTTGGTGGTTTTGTCGAGACCGCGGAACTTGCGGCCGAGGCGCTTGACCGCTTGCTCGGCGCCCTTTCCCTCGGCGGTGATGGTGAACCTAACAGCCACGGATCACCTCTTGCGCCGCTGCCAGCCGGAGCGTTGCCTGTTCTCGGCGCTCTTGCGCGCGCTGCTCTCGATCTCGCTCATACAGGACGACAGGATGCGGAATGCGCCCATGATCCGCGCGTCCTGCTCCAACGTGCCCCCTGCGTGCGGCAGCGTGCCGAAGCGTCGCCAGTCCAGGAACGTCGTAACCGCTATCCAGATCCACGCGGGGACGTCGTCGGGAGGCCAGCCGCGGATGCAGTGGCGATCGAACCAGCCGTACCGAAAGCCGAGCGTGCCGCAGCACAGCGGCGATTCGTAGCCGTCGCCGCTCCACTTGCGCCTCTCTCGCTCGGCCTCCAGCCATTCGTCCCAGTCCTCCCCGTCTCTAGCCCCCCGAATCAGTGTCCAGTGCAGCGCCGCCCCGACGAAAGGGAGCATCCTCGTCGGATACGAACGCCCTCCTCAACATCGCGCGCACCGCCTCGATCGCGAGCATGGAACCGCTGCCCTCGATCATGGTGTCAGCGATGTCGTCGGGGTCGTCGAACTTCTCGCCGTCGAACCACAGCTCGCGGACGTGGGCGATGAGATCGCGGGAGTGCGCCTCGTCCTCCTCCTCGGTGTGTTCACCTTCCACGTGCTCGTTGTGCGCCTTCAGCTCCTCGTCGGTGATCGGCTCGTAGCGCCACCACACGCGGGGGTCCACGCTACTGCGGTACGGTACGAGCACCTTGAATCGAACAGCCATGATGTCCCCTCCAGGGCTGCGGGTTCACGCGGTCATGAAATACACGGCGTCGAGACCGCTCCGCGCGCCGCGGGCCTCGAACGTGAAGGTCATCGGGATGCTGCCCTGCCCGTCGCCCTCGCTCTGCTCGGTGCTGCGCACCAGCATGTAGGGGCAGCCGATCGCGAACATCGTCCCGGAGCGCCGACCGAGGCGGGCCACGGCGCCGAGTTGGTCGCCGTCCTGCGCCTGGTTCCAGCGCTTCATCTGGTCCTGATCGAGCCTCGACGTGACCTGCAGCTGCGGTGCCACTTCGTCGCCCTTGCCGAGGCTGGGGACGGTCCAGTCGTCGCCGAACAGCTGCTCATCGGGCACGATGCCGTCACCGATCGTGAATGTGGCGTCGGTGCCCTCCAGGCGCTCGACAGTGCTACTCGCCGCGCTCTTTCCACCGACGTCCACGACGCAATACTGAGGCGGGATCGGCGAGCCGTTGAAGCTCGGCGTGGGCTTCTGGACCGTGACGCCGATGTTCGCGACGTGGCTCGTGGCAACGGTGCCGTTGAGGCCGCGTGCCGAGGTCGGAACGGTGAACGTGCCGTCGCCGTTCTTGGTCTTGAGCAGCATGTTCTCGCTGCCGAACACCATCACGAAACCCTCGTCCACCTGGTCGGCGTCCACGAGGCGGATGTCGGTGCCGGCTGCGGTCGTGATCGCCGAGGCCAGCGACGTCGGGCCAGCCTGCGCATAGCCTCGAGCGCCGCCGTCGAGTTGCATCGTGGGCGGCGTGTTGTTGTTGAGGTTGATCGTGTAGGTGTTGACCCACGATCCCCACGTCTTCCGCGAGATCGACGTCCCCCACGACTGGTTGGTGAACGCGGTGTCGGTCGCGCTGTTGGCGAGCCGGAACGTCCGCGACGGCTTGATCCTCGCGCCGCTGCCCGGTGCCGCGGTGAGCGGCGGCCGCCACGTGATCTTGCCGCCCGAACCGGCGCTCGTGCCCGCCGAGACGCTGACGAGCAGCCGCGGGTTGTAGTTGCTGGTGCCCGCGCTGGTCTCGATCGGGATCATCATGCCCGCGGTCAGGCCCGACGGATTGGAGATGTGCGCCGAGAGCACCGTCCGCGTCCCGGACATGGTCGCCGAGTTGCCGTAGGCGAGCGCCGCCGAGAACATGCCGTTGCCGATGAACGGCTGGAAGTCCACGGGCGCGGCGGGGTTGCCGTGCGGGCGGATCTGGAACACGCCATCCCACTCCGCGGCACCCGCGTTGACCGTGCTCGAGGTCCGCACCATGCGCCCGGTGTGGTCGGCGTAGACCTCCTCGTTGACGATCCCGCGCAGGTTGAAGCTCTGGCAGGGGAAGCAGTGCCCCCCCGACAGGTTGACGCGCGCGGTCTGGAACGCCGCCTGCTCCTGCACGGCGCCGACGAGATCCTTGTGTTGCTGCCTGCTCGTTGCCATTGCAGGACCCTCCTAGAATGTGTCCTGTTCGCACACGGTCACGGACATCGTCAGCTCGACGCCGACGCCGGCCATGTGGGGTTCGTCTCCTGGTTGCCAGTTCACGATCGGCGCGGTTCGGATGTTGCCGAGCGTGAGCACGTTCTCGTAGTCGTTGAGCGTTCGGCCGCCGTAGCGCACGCGCTCGACGAACATCGCCCGCATCGCCCACGACAGGCGCCGGTACATCGGCGTCGCGATGTTCCACTCGCCGACGGTCACCGACGCCGGCAGCCACGCCTTGACGGTGACGCTGACGCCCACCTCGATCGGGCCGACCACGATGGACTCGGGTTCGGCCTCGTCGGTGGTGAACATCTCGTAAGCGGGGGGATCGGGGATGATCCCCACGTCCTGCTGGTTGAGCGATGACCAGTCTGCGATACCCGGGAGCACCACGCTGTCGCCCATGGCCGAGTTGATCGCGGAGCAGCGGGCAGCCAGCCCGTAGGCGCTGTGAGCGAGCAGCGACGAGCAGCCGCGGGCCACGCGCTCGGCGTACATCCCGGTGGCGCTGAGGGCCATCAGGCAGCCCTCCCGGCGCTGCGACCGAAGCCGAGTTCAGTCTCCATGCTGCGAATCAGCGCGTCGATGTCGCCGGGGCGAAAGCCGTCGAGGGCCACCACCGCGAGTTCGCCGTCGGGGCGCCACTCGACGCCGGAGCGGGATCGGGTGCCTGTGCGGATCCGCATCAGCTGCAGGTAGATCGCGCCGATCAGCTTGCCGAGCTCGAACTCCGCGTCAGGGGGGAGCTTGTCGCCGGTCCCGAACAGCTTGCGCAGGTCGTTGTAGTACTGGCTGTACTCGTCGCCGAGGATGGAGCCGCCCGACCGCGCCGAGCCGCCAGCGCCCGCGAACACCTCGCCGCCGAACGTGACGCTCATGCCGTCGCCGGAGACCTCGAAGATCCCGCCCGGCCCGTGGAAGTTGGTGTACACCTTCATCATCTGGCCGCTCGCGCGCCCGATGAAGTCGGCGCCGGAGCCGTAGCGCCTGACCTTGGCCTGCCGATACACGTCCTCGATGCCGTACCACTGCGTGCCCTCGCCGAGGTAGGCGCCCTCGGTTTCGAAGTTGCGCTTCTGGAGCACGCGACCGAAGTACTCGACCACGTACCACCACACGCGGGGCATCCACTTCGTCGGCAGGTCTCCGAGGTTCTTGGCGATGGACGCCGAGAACTGCTGCCCGTCGGGGCCGGTGATGCTCATGGTCAGGGCGTCGGCAGGCATCACCAGGTGCTTTCGCGGGTGAAGTTGACGTCGTCCTCCATGCCGACGTTTGACAGCGTGGAGACGGCGTCGGTAAAGCTACCGGAGATGGACGGCACGCGTGCTGCGATGAGCGTCGCGCCCGACAGGCTAGCCAGGATGTGCGGATCGTCCGTGAGCTTCGTCATCCACGACGAGCAATGGCCACGCAGCGACACCGAGTGCTTGGATACCGCCTTGCCCGTGCGCGACGCGTAGGTCTCCTCGTAGTCGGCGCAGAGGCAGTACGCCTCGACCTGCGCCATGAGCGTGCGCGCCGGCGTGTTCGATCCGACCGTCGCCGACAACCCGACCGTTGCGAGCCGCGCCCTGAGCATGTAGTGGTCCGCCAGCCACATCGCCTGCACCTCGCCGCTCGTCGGGTTGGTGCCTCCCGACGGCGTGGCGTCCGTGAAGCGCAGGGCGCTGGTCAGGGCTGAGTTCCATTGCGGCATCTCTATTCGTCGCCCTCCTTGACGTACAGCGTGAAGTCGTAGCCGGAGCCGGTCGCGTTGAGGCCGCGCATCCGAGCGAACGCGCCACCACCGGACAGCAGCGTCGTCCCGGAGTAGATCCACGGCGCGGCGACAGGATAGCCCCACTCGATGCGGACGGGTTCGTCGGTGAACGTCTGCTTGTGGCAGAGCTGCGCAGTGCCTGCGATGCTCGAGATGTTCCAGGCGCCTGCGACGGGGGGCAGGTCCAGGGTCGTTTCCGGCATGAGCACACGCGCGGAACCCGCGGACGCGCCGCTGGCCCCATAGCCGATCTCGATGCGGACCTGGGAGACCGTGGACGTCGCGGCGCTCAGTAGCAGCGAATCGATCCTGGCGATCTCGCCGATGTTGAGCCGCTGCGCGGGGGTCCACCCTCCCGCGCTCACCTGGGAAAAGGTCACTGCCGAGACGTATGCAGCCATCAGTCCACCTTCTTGCAGCACACGAACAGGTGCCCGGAGAAGTTCGAAGCGCCGGCCGCGTGCCCTCCCGACGCCGTGACGTTGAGCTTGTTGTTCGCACCCCAGACGACGGGCATCCCGGAGTTGCCGGAGCCGCCCTGCTGGGTGGTGCGTGTCCTCGCGAAAGCGCCGGCAGCCGTGATCGGTCCCGACTTCATCAGATCGCCGACCGTGGAGACGCCGGAAGTGATGCCGGCCTCGATATGCGAGCAGCCAGACGCCACCTTCTCCACACGCAGGAACCAGTCGGTGATGATGCAGGCCGTGCCGCTGTAGGGGTTCGGCGCCGACAGCATGGCCGCGGCGCCGTTGGCCGATCCGAGGTTGTACCGAAACCAGTCGCCCTGCCGCGTGGCGAGTTGATCGAGCCCCGCGAGCGCCCGGTTCTGGATGCCCGACGCGGCATTGTACTCAAGCTTCTTGTAGACCTCGAACTCGTCGTTGAGCGTGTCGTAGCGCGTCCAGGCGCTCGTCGCGTTGCGGCCGACCGTGCGCGCGTTGGCCACCCCAGACGCGATGACCTCGGTGTGTGCCACGCCGTGAATGGTGCCCGCGCCGTCGTGGTAGAAGTCGCCGTCCAGTTCGAGACGGTTGGTCACGTACAGATCGCCAGTCGCGTTCGCCGTTCCCGGCGTCCCGGCGCCGACGCGCAGCTCGCGGAAGTAGGAAACGCCAGCAGCGCCCGACATGTCCCAGACGCCTGCGACGCCGCAGTTGCTGATGGTGGTCATCGCCTCTCCTGTCCGTAGCGGCCCAGTCGGTGCCCCGACCGAAGTCGGGACACCTCAGAGCGGCTACGGGATCGAAGATCCAGCCGGTGCCGGCACGTACTGGACGTAGCCGATCACGACCCCGGTGCTCAGCGTGGACATGTTGTGTCCGGTCGCCGAGAGGGAGATGATCGGCAGGTCCGTCGCGCTGGTGACGTAGCAGGTGCCGTTGGAGAACAACGCCTGCGCCGCCGCCATGTTGCGCGGGTTGACGTACCCGGCCGCGCCGGCTCCGGACAGCACCTGGGTGCCGTCCATGAATCCGTCCACATCCACCGTCGCAGCGCCGGAGAGCCCCATGTCCATGACGACACTGGAGCACGCGGCGTTGCCGCCGAACAGCGCGGAGATGCGACCCCACGCCTTCTCGACGACAGCGTTTGACGGCAACGAGACGTTGAACCCGACGGTGACGCGGTTGGCCGCAGCGGACAGACCGGAGGCCTGCGCGCTGAGCACCTTCTTGATCACCACGGGGGCGGCATTCAGCTGCGCGGCCGAAGCCGTGATCTGCGTGCCGCCGATGTACAACCCGCCTCGCGGGAGGTTGAGCGTGTCGCCCGTGGCGCTGTTGAGGGTTGCGGACCCCCGGAAGACCGGGTTGCTGATCCACTTGGAAGCAGGCATGCCTTACCTCCCCTCTACGCGTACACGGTGGTGCGGTACTGGCCGTAGGTGGTGTCGGGGCAAGCCCAGCCGTTGACGTGCGCCTGGCGCACCCAGCGGTAGTGCTCGGTCCCGTTGTCCACCTCGCCACGCTTGACCGCCGCATCCGCCTCGTTGGCCCAGATGCGCACGATGGCGGTCTGGTCGCCCTCCTCGGTCACCGCAGGCGGGATGTACCCCATCCACAGCGACGCGGCGTTCCAGACGCGTTGGTTGGACGCCGTGGCGCGCGGAGCGGCGGCGTTGAGCACCATGCGCCCGACGTGGATGTTGGCCACCGGAACGTGGATCTCGCCGGCCAGCATCTCCATGGTCCCCGCGCTGGCGGACTCGCCCTTGGAGTAGTAGCGGGTCAGCTTGGCGTGGCTCAGGAGATGGTTCAGCGCGGTCGGGTTGAACCACACGTGGCGGTTCTCGTCGGCCGTGTCGATCAGCGCCGAGGCCAGCTCGATGGTGTTCCAGTACGTGCGGAACCGCTTGAACGGGTCGCCGCTCGTCAACTGGAACTGGTCCTCAGCCGGCCACGCCCCCGACGTGAAGTTGGTGGCGCTCCACAGCGCATCGCGCAGGGTGACCTCCATGGCAGTCTCGAAACGGTTCGAGCACGCGACGGTCATCCGGCGCCAGCGCTTCATGCCGCTGGAGTTGTTGGTCTCGCGGAAGTCCTCCTTCTTCATCGCGTAGATCTCGGCGAGCTCGTAGTCGCCGGAAGCCACGCCTGCGTCGAAGGACAGGTACGGCGCGCGAGCGGGCCGTATGTACTGCCGCGTGGTGGTGTCCTCGGTGTCGAGCAGGAAGGCGCCCGCCTCGTAGGACTCGTAGCTCCCCGTCTCGCTGTCCTCCTCGGACCGGATGTTGGGGACCGCCCGCCACGTGGTCGCGCGGGCCATGTTGCGGCCACGCATCCTCGCGAGTCGGGTGAGGTTCGGAGCGATTGCTGATCCGGTGGGCATCAGAACCTCCAGGGGGGGTTGAGGATGAGCGCACGCACGGCCTCACCGCTCGACGCGGACCCCAGGAACCGCACCGAGTAGCAATAGGCAGACGTGACCGCGGTCATGCACGCGCGGGCGGAGGCGTCGGCGACGCCGAACCCGCCGGGCTGCACGTCGTTGCCCGCGATGACCTGGATGTAGCCGTCCACGGCGAGCGCGACGTTGGCGGACGCGGCGTTGCCCGCGTTGGCCAGCACGCCGAAGGCGGCGGACGTGGTGGAGCTGGTCGGCACGACGCCGCCGCTCCACTCCATGAGACGCCCCTCGAAGCCCGAGAGGTTGCTCAGGGAGCGGAGATGCGGGTAGACGACCGCTTCCGTGGTGTCAGGAAGCCAGCGTGCCATCGTAGCCCTCCTCCATCAGCTTGTAGAGGCGCGTGCCTTCGCCGTCGTGCTCCTGGTTGAGCTCGGCGACCACGGCCTCGATGTCGTCGTCGTCGCGCTTCGCGGCCAGCGCGCAGAGGAACACCTCGGCGTCGAGCGCCTTGGTGATCTGCTCCGTGCTGGGCTGCTTGTCGCGCTCCTCGCCGCCGCCACCGTTGCCCTCCTTGGCACCGCCGGTGGTGGCGTAGTTGTCGGGCAGGGAAGCCAGGAACGCAGCCGTCTGGCCGGCGTCGAGGCGCCACATGGCGCGGATCGTGCCTGCCTTCGGCTCGTCGGCGTCGCCCGCCTGCGCCTTGCTGATGGCCTGTCGCCCCAGCGCCTTGTCGATCGCGGCGTCCTCGGTCGCGCGCGCCTTGCTGGCTTCCAGCTCCAGGACGCGGTCGTTGAGGGCGGTGATCGACTCGGTCGCCTCGGCCTTCGAAGCCTTCAGCGTTTCGATCTCGGCCTTCAGTTCCTCGCGCTCGCCCTTGAGCGTATCCACCTCGTCGGTGGTCGCCTGCAGGCGGGAAGCGATGAGATCCTTGGCCGTGTCCTCGGTGACGGTCTCCCCGAGCAGCGAGGACAGATCCTCGAACAGACTCATAAATGAGCCCTCCTCATCATCAGCCGGGGAGACGTCCTCTGGCCCCATGCCAGCGGAATCCACGGCCTCGGTTCTGTAGAAGTCGGCCACCACCGAAGCGGCGAGCTCCAGGGGGGGCAGGTCGAAAAACGGGGTGTTGGTGAGCGTGCCGCCGGTGACGCACAACTCCTTCTCGCCCGTCTTGCGGTTGGGTTCGCGGGCAGCCTCGATCGAGAAGTACCGGAACTTCTTGCGGCTGATCAGGCTGGCGCCCTCGTCGGTCCAGTTGATACACGCCCAGAGGCCGTTGTCGCGCTTCTCGAGTTGCTCGATCCACCCGAACGCGCCGGAGAGCTCCGGGTCGAGCAGCCGCGGATCGTCCTTCGCGCGCTCGTCCATGTGATGAACGCCGACGGGGCGCTCCTTGCCGAAGGTCGAAACCAGGGTATCGATCATGACGTCGGTGACGTTGATGCCGCCCTTCGGTCCCTTCATCGCCTGCCCACGAGTCATGCCCTTGGGCAAGATGAGGTACCACCGGCGGTTGCCGTCGTCCGCTGGTTCGCCCTCGGCTGCCATGAGCACGAACCGCAGCGGGAGGGCCGCAGCGAGCCGCTCGTTCTCCTCCTGCAGCAGCTTGCGCGCCTTGTCCTGGATCGGTCCCTTCTCGTCGGCGGGGATCTTGCTCTGCGGGATGCGCGCGATGGCGTTGCGCAGGTGCGGCAGGTCGATCTTGCCGCTGGCGTCGCGATAAGGGAAGTGCCGCAGCGACCGCGGTGTGGTCTTGCCGTCGTCGTCCTTTTCGCCGCCCGACTCGACGTAGAGGAACGCCGAATCCGGCAGGTCGTTGATGTAGGCGCGAGTCCACTCCATCAGAAGCCCTCCACGACGTCCAGAGCGACGTCCGGATCGGTGACGTAGACCTTGCTGCACCAGCAGGTCAGGATGCCGCTACGCGACGAGTGGCATTCGGGGTTCGGCACGACGAGCCGCGCTTCAGCCTCGCTGCCGACCACAGCGGGGTTGTCCGCCCCCGATGCCGTGTCCACGCACGCGGGGCAAGGCTCGTGCGGGCCATTCACGCCGATCTCCGGGTTGAGCGTGTACACCGCGATCTCGGCCTCCTCCTTGCGCGCCTGCTCCGCGCGGGCCGTGTCATAGACGGTGTTGACGTCCTGAGCCACCCCGCGGGCCAGCACGCCTGGCGTCACGATGTTGAGCACACGCGTGCGGATCGCCTCGGCAGTCCACTCGGTCGTTGGCGTCGTCTGCAAGAACGAGGCGATGGCATCGTCGATCATCGCGAGGATGCGCTTGGCTGTGGTCGAGGCTGCGAGCGCAAGTTGCTCGGCGATCTTCTTGGGGTCACGGACGATCTCGTCGATCACGTTCTCGAGGCCCGACGGGTTGCCCTGCGCGGCGATGCCACGCCACTCGGCGAGGGCGGCTGCCATGTCCTCGCGGAACGCTGGATCGTCCTGGCGCTCGATCTCCTGCTTGACCTCGAGGCGCCCGACGTCCTGGACGTTGCGCAGCCCGCGCGACTCGATCTGTCGCAGCGCGACGACCCCGGGCAGCGGCGTCTCGTCGATGGTCTTGGCGTCGCCGTCGGCGATGGCGTCGGACACCTTCTTGAGGAACGGATCGAGTACGGCGCGGCCGATGGCGTCGTGGAGGTCGCGGCTGATTCGCTCGGTCGCGTCCTGGCGGTTGAAGCGCGAGGCGCGGGCGTCGAACCTCGACTCGGCCAGCAGGCGCACCCGCATCGCGGGCGTCGTGTTCGGCTGCGACGAGGCGGCAAGCGGCTCGTCCTGCTCGTCGCCGTCCTCGACCACCTCCTCGTCGTCGGCGTCTTCCTCGGCTTCCGGCTCCTCGTCGTGCCCCAGCGTGGCAGCCGTCAGCGCGGGCCAGTTGCGCTGCTCACGGAACAGGTCCCAGTCTTCCGGCTGCGTGGGCATGCCGGAGTTGACGAGGATCTGATAGACCTCGGCGTCGTCCTTGGTGCTCCCGTCCTCCTGGTCGCCCACGGTCACGCGCGGGTAGTGCTTCACGTCGGGCCAGTTGAGGTCGATCAGCTTGCGAACGACGGTGGTGTTGACGACGTCGGCGACGGTGCCGAGCCACGGGTTCAGGGTCGCCCGGAACTCGGACGCCTGCGTCTCGGCAAGGGAGTACGTCCCGACCTTCTGCGTCCCCTGCACGAGGGCCTGCGTTCCGCCGAGGATATGGATCTCCAGCGCGGCAGCGTTGTACAGGTCGAGAATGTGTTGCGCCGAGGTGAACGACGCCTCCTTGATGTCCACGTCGATCCCGTGCGTCACCGCGAGCCACGCCTGCGAACCGCCCCGGTAGCGGGCGAGTTGCTGCTGGATGCTGCGCCAGTCCTCGGCGTGGCCCTGGCGGTCCTTGAACGACTCCTCGGTCTGCTTGGCGATCGGGACGCCGACGCCGAACCGCTCGGCCGCGATGACTCCGGTCCGCATGAGGGTCTGCCGTGCGCGCCAGAGGAAGTACGACGCTCGGTAGCGCCCGGTGCCCATCCAGTTGGACGACCCTCGCGATCCGTAGGTCCACAGGCACAGGTTCTCGGCGGGAATCAGGATCTCTTCGGGGTCGAGGTTGTCGGTGTCGTCGGTGCGGGGGTACTGGTAGATGCCGCCGAACGCGCCGTCGGGCAGCTGGTGCCACCGCGAGACCGAGCGAGGAAGACGGACGGCGACGTCATCGAGCACGTGGTGGCCGATGTCGTAGCGGTCGGTCATCTCCCAGCGGGGGCGGCGACCGATCTCCTCGATGAGATCGTAGGTCGGCGTCTCGTCGCGAGCGTCGTAGCGGTAGATCGGCTCGGCCAGCGCGCAACCGTAGATGACGGCCATGGTCGCGTTGCCGACCGTATCCATCCACCGCGTCTTGCTCTCCTCGAACAGCATGCGCCGCACGAACTCCGCGTGCATGCGGCAGTCGGGATCGTCGGGATCCGCAGGCTTGACCGTCCAGTCGGCGTTCTGGGCGCGCTCGACCCACTCGTCTGCGCTGGCAGAGATCGCCGGGTCGGTGAGCATCTGTTCGGCGACGCCCGTGCGGGACGTGTCGCCGAGCCACAACTCCATGGTGAGGTCGGGATGGTTGCCGGGGTCGTTGGCGGTGAACACGCCGCCGGAGAGTTCGACGCCGCTCCAGCCGATTGGCTTCGGGGGCGCTGACCGCTTTCCCGCCTCGTCACCAGCAGCGCCGACGAGCCGCACGACGTCGGTGGAGGGCCTGCCCCTACGCGTGTGCGCGCGCTGGAGTACACGGGTGGTGCGACGAGGGAGCGTGGACGCCATCGCCTACCAAGATGTAGGCACGCAGGCGTATACGGCTAGGCGAATCGCACTTTGAAACGGTATGGTATGCTATCTTGCAACGATCGTTGCAGGAGGGAGCCGAATGGCACGCTGGACGAGCGCCACGACGTCGAAAGTGATGCGAGAACACATGGTCAGAGCTAGCGGGCTCGCAGGCAAAATCAAGGAATCGAAGGACGAACGCGCGATCGTCGCAGAGCCGTCACGGGAAGCTGTCGTGCGGGTGGCGCTGGAGCGTGGGCTGCAGTCGCTAGAGAAGGAGTACGGCGTCCCGGTGGCGGGAGGTGTCAGCGGCTAATCCACCGGCATCGGCTGCGCCGCCCCGTCCTCGCAATCCCCGCTCCACGACCACTTCCCGCACGCGTCCCGCGCTTCTGCCAGCGTCCCCGGTCCCATCGTCTCGGTAGCCGACCACCACATCTCGTAGCACTGCGCCAGGTACTCGTCGGCGTCGCAGTTGTAGGCGTTCGTCAGGTCGCCGGGGTTCGCCCAGCAGAGTGCTACGCGGTCGCACTCCAGCATGTAGTCGGCGTGGAGCTGGCAAGCCCGCTCGCATGTGTCGTAGGTGCAGGCGAGGAACGGCAGGCAAACGAGACAGATCAGCAGGTAGCGCATGGGTTCCCTCCTGTCGTAGGATACCGCGGGCGCGAGGGGTTATTCCCGGACCTGATAGCCGAACGCCGACAGCCGGTGCAGCGCGACCTCCATGTCCTCGGCCACCGTGTACCCCGCGCCCCCCATGGAAAGGAAGCACATCGGTTTGTCGTCGGGGATCACATCACTCTTGGCCGTCGTCACGGCGAACACGTTGGACGCGCGGACGTAGATCGGACGCGTCTCGTAGGTATCCTCGCCATCCTCGTCGTCGGCCTTGACGATGTTGTAGGCGTCGAACCTGATCATGTCGATCGGGCGCTGCGCCCTCGCGTCGGCGTTCATCTGCTCCAGCCGCTTGTAGTTCTTGGCGCCCATGACGAGAAGCGCGATGAACAGCAGGATCGAGTTGACGCCGACGGCGACTGAAACGGCCACGATGAGTTCGGACATGGTTCCTCCTGGTTGCGTTACGTGCGTGGGCGGTGGCTATTCCGTGTCCAGGGCATCGACTGCGCGCTGGATCTGTCTACGCTGGCGCCGTTCGCTCAGCGTCGCTAGCACATTCCCGGTGAACAGCAGGTAGAACGGGACGCAGATCACCGCGGAGATAATCGCTCCTGCCGTACACCCACGCCCTAGAATCCACTCCGCGCCCATCTCCGGGCGCACGAGCCACAGCAGCCCGGACAGGATGCAGCTCCACGTGAAGAGGTGCGCGAGCGTTACCAGCGTCATCTTGAAGATCCACTCCATGTTCCCTCCTAGTACCCCCGCTCCGCCCAGCCGCCCATCGCGTCGGCGCCGAAGTCGCCCATGGACTCGCCGAGTCCCTCGGCTGTAGCGCCGGCCTCGGCGACCTCTGACCAGCCGCCGTCGACGACCTGCGCCACGGGGTGATACCGCACGGCCAGGTAGCGGAAGGCGTCGGACGGATGCGAGAGGTGGTCGACCTTCGCGCTGCGATCCGGCTCGTCGGTGCCGGTCTTGATGGTCTGGTTTTCCAGCGCCGCATGAATCCCGCTGACTGGATGACCGTCGCTGCCGGTGCCGTAGCGCTTGCCCACGAGGGAGTGCGCGACGAAGAAGCGCCGATCACCGTCGGCGGAGCACAGCCACGCTCGGCCGCGCTCGCAGCCGTAGGTGATGAGGCGATGCTCGGGGCGATACGGGTTCCAGAACTTGGGGTTCACCCCGCGGTCGGCAAGGAAGTTCTGCAGGTGCACGCGGTCGCTGATGCCGCTGGTCTCGCGCTGCTTCGCCGCCGGGTCGTGAATGACGGCGGATAGGTTGCGGATCCAGTGACGCCGGCACAGATGGTCGGCGAAGGTGTCGCGGGTGACGTCGGCGATGGCGATCTCGTCGAACGCGCACCACCGATCGCTGCCGGACTCGATCTCTTGGATGGCCAGCGCGTAGGGGCGATGAAAACCGGGATCGTAGCCGAGCACGACGGGCCGATCAGGCGAGTACTCGTAGTCGATGCGGCTGGACTCGTCGTAGGTGGGGTAGACGCGGCCCTCGAGCAGCACGAGCTCGCCGTCGAGGATCGCCTTGGCCATCTGTGGCGACGTGCCGCTGGCGAGCTGCTGGATGTACCCCGGCGGCAGATTGGCGGCGTTGAGGCGTGTGGGCATCATGATGCGAGCGCGGCCGTAGCTGTATGGGTCCTTCCACGTGCCCTTCTCGACGTAGACCTTGTAGGGATCGCAGTCCTGGTATCGCTCATTGATCGCAGCCAAGGACCGCCCCGGCTGCGGCGTGGCAAAGTGCACCAGGGCGCGGAACGGGAAGCCCGTCTGTCGATAGCGGTGGCGGACGCGTTCGAAGCCAGAGGGCAGCCACAACGGCGTCTCGTCGCAGAAGATACCGAGGTAGGAGCCGCCCTCGATCGACTGGCAGCCGTTGTGCCCCGTGGCCTGCGTCAGCGTGCACCACGGCAACTCGTAGAGCTTGTCCTCTCGGCTGTAGGACTCCACCAGCGGATTGCGCTTGGCTCCGTAGATGCTCCAGAACGGCCCGTCGTGCCCCGTCGCGTAGTTGAACACGGCCTCGAACGTCGGCATGGTCACCGTGCGCAGCTGCGAGCCGTCGCTGGACACGATAGCGAACCTCGCGCGGGTCAGGCGCTTGCCGTCCCAAAACTCGTAGGCGAGCATCATCGCCTTCCACAGCGTCCACGCGAGGGCCTGGGTCTTGCCCGATCCGAAGCCGCCGAACACGAACAGTTCATCGATCGACTGCGAAAAGGCCGCGTCGAGAATCCATGCCTGTACTGGGTTGGGCGTCACGCTGCGCCCGTCGGTGGTGTAGTGCGTGATGCCGTCGGCGACGATGGTGTCCGACTTATCCATCGGGCTCGCTGACGTCGTCGGGGTCGCCCTCGATCTCTGGCGCCGGCGGTGGCGTATCGAGGATGCGTCCCGAGATGTTGTTGACCGTGAGAATCACCGTCTTGCCCGCAGCACCCATGGCACCCGACTGGATCTCCATCGCGAGACGGACGGCTGCGAGTTCGTCACGGGTATTGAGCTTGCCGTCGCTGAGCTTGGTGGCGATGCGCCGAAGACCCTCGACCGCGATGAACGACGACACCTCGTTGATAGCCTTCCATCGCTTTGCCTTGTCCTTGTTGAGCAGCATGAGCCGCTCGCGGGCCTTGCGCATCCGGCGGAAGTGTTCCTCTTGTGGTCGCTCCCTCCATCGTTTGTGAATGTCCCGGCTGTTCCACCGGGCGCCCTTCATCTCGCGATTGAGGCGGTGCAGCACCGCTTTGAAAGTGTCCTTGTTGACGCAGCCGGAGCGCGCGCCCTGCTCGGCTACCAGGTCGAAGGCGATGTCGTACTGCGCCTCGGTGGGAGCCTCGCGCTTGTCGGCCATGGTCTACCTCGGCCAGATCCGCTTTCCGTCCATGTCCACGAGTCGCACGCCCTCGGCGATCAACTGGCGATCCTCGATCAGGTCGTTGGCGTTGATGCGGTCCACGACGGCGAGCACCTTGCGGTCGTTGGGCACGCGGTACTTGTCGCCCCGGACGTGGACGGTCACGCCCTTGTCAACCAGTCCTGTGGTCTTCTTGGTCTTTCTCGGCATCGGATTCGATCCTCCTCATGGCGTCCTCGAACAGCGGGACGCCGAACTCCGCGGCGTGGCCCACCACCTCGGCGGTCATCGCCAGCTTCTCCAGCGCCCCCATCATCGTACCCTCCGGCAGCGCCTGGTCGTAGATCGCGTCGATGACCTGCTGCTGGTAGGTGGCGGTGAACATCGCCGCCGGCTGCAGCGCCTCACGCATCCTCGTGTCCCAGGTGGTGATGCGGCGCACCTCCCACGCTCGGCGCGGACTGCGGGCGACGGCATGGCGAATCTTGGAGGCGTACTTCGACGCCTTGCGCAGCGCGTCGCGGTGGTCGCGGGCCATATCGTGCAGGGCGGCGCGTTGGTCTTCGACGTCGAGGGCGTCCACCACGGCGCCGAGTCGTTCCCCGACGTCCACGGGTGCGGTACTGAGCGGATCGAGTTCGGCACGGACCTGGGTTCCCAACTTCGACACGCCACCGTCGAGCACCACGGAGAGTTCGGCGTGGACGCAGTTGTCGATGTAGCAGCCGCCCTCGGTGGCGTTGATGATCTGGCCCTCCATCTCGGCGGCCCGCTTGCCGATCCATTCGCGGACCCATGTGAACGAGGGCGTTGCGCGGACCCTCCCGCCGTAGTAGCCGGGCACATGCTTGACCTCGCCGATGCGCGAGAGCACTGCCTTTCCGCTGGCCTCTACGCTCTTGGCCTTGTCCGACAGTCCGACAACCTGCGCGCCCTTCTCCCGCTGGTTGCGCTCGTTGTAGAGGCGCTGGATCGCGGCGTTGGCGTGGGGATCGCCATGCTTGGCAAGCTCCCACAGGGTACGCAGCCGCCCGTCCTCGTCGCGGACCTGCTCATCGGTCGGCTTCGGGATCGCCTCCAGCCGCGCCGCGCCGTCGGCGGTCCCGCTGGCGTAGTACCGGCCGCCCTCGAAGCTGAGATCCTGGCCGACGAGCACGATCGGGCTGCACCCCATCTTGCGGGCGAGGGATAGCGACGTGGTGGCGACGCTGCACGACGTGTCGAGCCACATGGACTCGCCTTCGGGCAGCGCGTTGTAGATCCACGACTCGATCATCTGGTTGCCGCTGAAGGGGAACACGCGGCGCCATGGCCTGTTGAACAACTCCGGGTTGCAGGTCGCGCCGACGACGAAGGCTTCCAGCTGGCTCACGTCGTAGCCGTCGTAGTGGTAGACCAGGTCGAGGGGATCGAGGGCGACGGCGATGTCGGGGACGATGCCGTGGTCCCGTAGCTTGTGGAGGGTGCGCCCGTAGGAGATGAGCACCGCCCGGCCCTTGAGCTCGCGGACGCGCTCGATGTTGCGGGGCAGGCTCGGGCCGGGTGAGAGGATGACCGCAGGCACGCCTTCGAAGGCACCATCGAGCTTCGCCACGGACGGCCACCGCGCGACGTGGTGGAGGTTGCAGCAGCCCTGGCGCGTCCACACCTCGGCGAACCCGTAGACCGTGGACTGCATCGAATGGGCGCGCTCGGCGATGGGGTCGAGCTGTTGAGGCGGTGGCGGGAGGGGGAGGGTCATTCGTCCCCCGCTGCTTCATCGACCGCCCCCTCCACGCACTCTCTCGCCTGCGCGATGGCGTCTGCCTTCGCCGTCGCGCCATCGCCATGGAACGCGGTGCCGTGCAGCCCGTAGTACGGCGTCAGCGGGGGCGCCACGAGCGTCACGGTGCACGCATCTTCGGCCTCCTCGACGAAGAGCCCCAGCAGCGGCTCGCCCCACACCGTCAGCGCGGGATTGCCGTTGCCGTCCTCCACGACGGGCGTGCACGGGACGGAGTGGAGCGCCGCGAGACGGTGGTTCTCGGCGTCGATGTTGTCGAGTTCCTTTTCGAAGTCCTCGATCGGCATCTCCTGGCCCGTGAGCAGCCATCCCGTCAGCGCGATCCGGAAACGCTCCTGCATCACGAGCGAGATCTGGAGCGCCCGCACCTCGCGGACAAGGGCGGCGACCACGGGATGATGGCGAATCTCAGGATCGACGACGTCCAGGACGCGCCGCTTGAAGATGCCATCCCGCACGTCCTGTTCGACAGCCTGGCGGGGATCTCGGCTCATCGGCACGACGATGGGCGACGGCTTGTCAGGCATCGCCGGCCTCCTTCGCCTGCTGGCCCAGCTTCTCCGCTTCGGCCGCGACGAAGTCCTTGGCGGCTTGGACTGCCTCGATCGCCGTCGCGCCCTCGAACTCGCGGCCGTGGAGGTGCTTGAAGTCGCCGTCGATGACGAGCAGCCCCGCCGTGGCGTTGCCCTCCTCCTCGCGGACCACGGCGCGGATGATGGACCGGCCGATCATGTCGTTGAGAACGATCTCACACGGCAGCGAGAGGAGCGCCTGCTCCTTCTGGCGCTGTCCCACGAAGTCAGCGAGGGCCTTGTGCACGTCCTGCGCCTCGATGCCTTGGGTAACGAGGTTGATGAGGCCGCGCAGGGTGTCGATCTCGAACTGGAGCGTGTCGAGCTGCGCCTGGACCTTGTCGGCCTGGACGCGTCCGATGTCGCCAGCGAGGTTCGACAGCGCCAGCGGCGCGAGCTGCATCACGTCGGGGGGGAGGTTGACCTGCATCGAATCTCCTAGTCAGGTAGCAGTCGGTTCATCCGCTCATCCCGAACCAGCCGGTCACGAGCCGATGCCGCACGAAGTCGCGGCAGTACCCCTCGGCGTGGACCTGGGGCAGCACCGATTCCGGCGTGTTCTTGAGGCCGACCCACTCGGACTCGTCATCCTCTTCGGGTGAGACGCCCTTGGACCACATCGCCTGCGTCCGCATGATGACCGTCGGCGGGGCCTTGGAACACAGCCCCAGCGCAGGCGCCGACCCGTCGCCGGGGTTCCAGAAGTAGCAGCGGCGGCACCTGCGCTTGCGATGGATGGACCGCAGCACGGCGTCCACCTTGGTGCGCACGGCGCCCGACACCTGGTCGAGTAGCCAGATCTGCCCCGGCGGCTTCTTGAAGGCCATCAGTAGGCGCCGTTTCCGCCGCACTTGGCGCAGATCCACCACTCCGGCTCGCCGTTGACCATCACCGAGACCTGCCCGCGCCCCTCGCAGTACTCGCAGCGCTGGGAGTGCGGGGGCGACTCCTTGGCCTGGGGCAGCTTGGGCGCCTTGGCGCGCTCGATGCCGTCGGCGACGACGTCCCGCAGCACGGCGGATCGGTTGGTGCCCTGGCGCTCGGCCTCGGCGTCGAGCCAGGCGATCTGCTCGGCGGTCATGCGGGCGGTGACGTTGGATGTGGCTTCGTCGGTCATGTCGGTTCTCCTTGGTTTCGTAGCTGCGTCAGCGCGCTCGCTCTCGCCTCGATGTAGCCGTCCAGGACGGCGGCAGCGCTACCAGGCGAGAGGCGCGGCTGCATCGACTCCGCGATCAGCTGCCGCACCACCTCGGCGACGGTCGAGCCTTTCTCGGCCGCCTGACGCTCCAGGTGCACGCGCTGGCAGTCGGTGATGTGGACGTGGAGGCGCGCGGTCATCGCGGCGGCTCCGCGTAGCGATGGCTGCAGTCCTTCCACAGCGGATGGTCGTCGAGCAGCGCCGGCGGCAGCAGGTTCCCGCCGTGGGTCCACATCCGACCGGCTGCGTCGCGCTGGATGAGCAGCAGCTCCTCACGGGTCGGTACCTTCAGCCACCACCACCCGGCTTCGGTGGGGGGGCCTGGAGTCCACTCGTTCACGGTCGCGCCTCCAGGCTGCTGTGCGGGACGCCGTCGCGTCGGGCGCGGTAGGTCGCCCAGTACGCCTGCATCCGCCGCGCCTGCCTCTCGTGCTCTTCTGGACGCTGCCACCGCTGACGTTGCCGTTCCGACGCCTCGGCACAGCACACCGGGCACGCGGGGCGGCTCCGCGGCTTGCCCGATGGCTTTGTCCACGCGAGCGGGACGCCGTGGCGCGAGCACGTCTGGACGGGGCGGCGCGTGCGGTAGGCGGTCCCGTTCGCCTGGATGTACTGGAACCATGCGCCTCGAGAATCCCGGCAACCCCGGCACGTGAACCCGTCCCAGCGAGCCTGCGCGGCGGCTAGGACACAGCCGAGGTAGTGGGGGCAGCCGTCGAGGCGGAAGCGGCGCTCGCGCGCCTCCAGCCACTCCCGAGGACCGCGGATGTTGCGGCCGTTCGTCAGCGTCCGGAGTACGATCGAGCCGTCGTGTTTGATGACCTTGCGGTGCATGGTTGCACCAATTTTGCACACGTCCTACGATCGCGTCAAGGAGGCTGAAGTGACGCCAGAGGAAGCGGTAGCTGAGTACGAATCCTACGTCTGGAAAGAGGCGCACAGGCTAGGGGGGCGCCTGTTGTGGTTCGTGCCGATGGACGTGGAGGATCTCGCCGGCCACGGCTTCATCGGGCTGATGAAGGCGGTACAGACCGTGGACGAGACGCGAGACGCGCCGGAGCGGGCCTACTACATCCGGCGCAAGGTGTGGGGCGAGATGATGTCGGCGATCCGCCGGTTCAACCCGGGGCGCCTGAAGTGCGCGCACGTCCAGCAGGTAGACGACGAGGAGGGCTTGATCCTGGAGCACACCGCCGACGTGGATCGGCAGTCGGAGATCGAGGCGGTGATCGACGTTCGGCGCATGGGCGAACGGATGGGATCGCAGCTCACGCCGGTGCAGGAGTACGCCGTGCGGCGCGCGCTCAACGGGGATCGGCCGTTCGAGTTCGCCGCCGAGCTCGGCTATACCGGCATCCACACGTCGCGGGTGCTCAGGGAAGCCAAGGACGTCCTCAGCGCTCGGAACGTGTGAACGCCATCAGCCGCGCTGTCAACGCCAACCGGAGCATCTGGAGCGCCGTGTAGCGCAGTTGGAACTCCCCCGCGTCGATGATGCGCCCCTCCTCAATCGCGAGATTCGCCGCCCACGCCGCGTCGCGCTCCCACACCACGCAGATAAGGAGGCGTTGCAGAGCCAGCGTCGGGCCGTCGAGGGCGTCCGCGCCGATGATCGCTGCGTCGATGTCTTCGACGCTGGCAGCCGTGGCGAACGGCGTGCGAGGGAGGGTCGTCATTCGCTCGGCTTGACCGCACCACCGCTGATCGCCTCCCTGCGCTCCTGCAGCCGCATCGACCACCCCTCGGTGATGTCCTCCACTGCCCAGATGTCGAGCAGGTCGCCGACGAGCCGATCGGGGCTGAAGAGGGGATCGACACGCCCACCGGACGCCACGATGAGAAGGGCGATGGCGCCGAGGACGTGCGGGTCCTCGAGATCGGCGGTCGGGAGCGTCCACCTTGGATGCCGGATCAGTCTCTCATCCTCCATTCGAGAACCTTCCTTCCTCCTTCTCCACCTAGATCATTCCCTAGCTAGGATCTCATTCCGCGCGTTCCAAACAAGCAACACCTATTCGCCGTGATGACAACCCCGTCAGATTCGCGAACGGTACAGCTTTCGGTTCTAGCCGTCCTCGTCGTCTCTCTGCATCCACTCCGCCACGTCGGCCAGGTCGAACGGGCCGAGCCACTCGCCCCGGATCGCCGTCGGGCTCTGCGTGTGGGACGACCCGATCGACAGCACCTCCAACTCCCCGCCGATGAACGTCGCCTGCCAGATGTGCCACGGCGTGCGGTTGTTGCTTCGTCGCAGGTAGTATCCGGGCTCAGTCGGCGGATTCGTCGTGATCTCCATCGATTCCTCCATCTGGCTCCCCGCCCTGCCTCTCGGTCCGCGGCCCATCCGCGGCGACGCTGCGGACAGCGGGGGAAAGACCAACAGAACCCCCGTCGTCAACTTCCACGCCCAGGGCGGGTCGCCGTCTCCTCCTGTAGATCACCGTCGGCTCGGACATCTCGCCGCGGCGGTTCTTGGTCATGTGCATCTCGCTCTCACTCGTCGGCCCTGCTGACCCACGACCCGCGCTCCTCGTGCGCTCCCGTTCGTACCGGTGGCAGGCGCCAGTTCAGCCGGCTGATCAGCTGCGCCAGGTCGTCGTCCATGTCCCGCAAGATCGGGATCGCCTCGACCACCGCGGACTCCTCGAAGGTCTCGCCGTCGTCGATGCGCTTGAGCAGGTCCGTCGCGAGGGTTTCGGCGGTTCCGTAGCGCCCGAGGATGACGCTCTCGCGCAGGAGCCCCAGCAGGTCGATCAGGTAGCTCATGGTGCCGTCCACTCCATCGCCAGTTGGTCGGTGGCGGTCACAGGCTCAGCACCTTGTCTGCTAGGGCTTCGAACTCACGCATCGGAACCAGTCGGCCGAGCGTCCTGTATCCGCGGTTCTGCGCCCCCGCTTTTTTGTACTTCTTCCATTCGTCTAGCCTGGTCAGCAGCTTACGAGGCTGGACGACGTACACCAGATCTAGCCCCTTGACCCAGTACAGCAGGAAGTCGGCCTCGCACGTGTAGGCCCAGCCCTTGCGCCCTGTCGTGTCGTTGGAGACGGTCTCGACGAAGATGTTGTCGGTTCGCTGGGCTACATCATCGGCCTTGATCTCGATGGTGAATCGACGGCCGGTCGCCGAATCGAACACGTGGTAGTCGATGCCCCGGAACTGCTCGGACTTGGTGGACGGCCTCAACTCGTACCCGAACTCGTCGATCAGGTACTTCGCCACGCGATCCTCGCCATCGTGGCCTCGCTTCAGGGAATCGTCGAAGTCGTGGACCATCACGCGCTCCTCAGCTTTGCCACGGCGGTCGCGTGCCGCTGGGCGTCGATCTCCGCGCCGAGGTATCGTCGGCCTGTCTTGGCACACGCTCGGGCCGCTGGAGCCATCCCTGCGTATAGATCGAGTACCAGCCCAGACGGCGGGCAGAAGGTCTCCAGCAGCGTCTCCAGCCACGCTTGCGGCTTCTCGCTGTGCTCGCCCCTCGGCCCGACGTGGAGGTTGCTGGTGTCCTCGCGGAACGGTCGCGGGTTCCCCTTGACGTACAGCATCAGGATCTCGGCGTCGCCTCTCCAATGGAACCCCACGCCGAGGCGGCCCGTCTTGCCCCACACGCCGGCCGACTTGTAGGCCCACCGGATATCCCGCGCCGCCTCAAACCATTCGGCCAGGATTGGCAGCGTGCACCACAGCAGCAGGTAGCAGTTGTCGGCGGCGGCGGCGTAGGCGTCGTTGATGGTCGAGGCGATGTCGGCGATCGAAAGGTCTCCGTAGTGGGCACCGACCGCGCCGTGTTCCTTGATCTGGTTGCCGTAGTTCCAGGGTGGATCCGCGTGAATCAACACAGCGGCCGCCGTGTCGGCGAGGATGGCCGCGCAGTCGCAGTGTCGGATCTCGATACCCTCGATGTCGGGCGCAGCCTCGGCGGCTTTCTTGGCGGCATCCTGCTGCCGCTGATGTCTGGCCTTGGCGGCGGCTTCCCGCCGTTGCTCCCGGATACGCTTGGCCTCGGCGAGGATCTCTTTCTCGCCCTTGGCCACGACCTGCTGCTGCTCTGTGGTTGGCAATGTCGCCACTGCGGCGGCGTTCGCCACCGACGCATTGCCCTTGTCCACAGCTTGTGCCAACTCCGTCGACCCGCTGGTGAGTACCTTCTTGGCGTCCTGCACGTTCCGGGGCGAGGCGCCGAACGCGGCTGCTGCGTCGTCGCGGGCTCGTCGCTCCTCTGAAGGCCCGGGCAAATTTGCCACAGCCTTGCCGCCTTTGCTGCTGCCGGCTCGGTGTCGCTCCCTCGCCGCCGCCTCGAACATCTCCAGGCTCCGCGCTGCCGCCATCGCCTTCGCACTCGGGGTCAGGTGCCGCCGCTTCAGGTTGGCCGAGATGACGAACAGGATCGCCTCGCTGTCGTCGGCGAAGTGACGGCCCTCGATCTTCGGCGTGACCTCGGCTTCCCTGCACGCGTTGTATCGATTCCGGCCGTCGAGGATCTTGCCCTGCCACGTAATGATCGGGTGCCGCTGGCCATGCTGTCGGATGTCCTCGGCCAGCTCGGTGAACTCGTCGCCGTCCAGCAAAGGAAAGATGTCCGCAATTGGATGCGTCTGCATCGTCACTCCGAAAACCGCACCCACTGGCCAGGGCTGTGCTCACCCGAAGGCACCCCGGCCAGGGGTGGGTTATTTGCTGTCGTCGTTGGAATAGGTGAGCACGACGTCATTGTCCGACGTCCCTTCCGTTGCTGTCAAGCGCGTTCGGTCCACTCCATCGCCAGCAGGTTGACCGGCTGCTGCTTGTTCGTGGTCTTCGTCCACAACTGGCGCTCCGGCCCGTCGGGCAGATCGCCCAGCCGCATGTAGTCGGCCCTCAGCGCCAGCTCGACGATGCCCATCCGGGCCAGCACGTAGGCGTCCACGAGGTCGCCGAAGGTGTCGCCGCCGTTGGCTGCGCCGGTCCGGTAGCGTGCGAACTGGGTCTCGACAGCCGGGTATCGCTTGATCGCCTCGGCCAGCTTCGCCGGCTTCTGCACGACCGTGTCGAACCCCAGGAACTCGGCGACCCGTCGCGGGTGGTACTCCCGGGCCTTCCACGGAATCCGCCAGTTCCACACGACCTGCCGCGCGACGCCGCCGACCTCGCCGGCCTCGAGCTGCATCCCACGGGCCCCGACGGCGTACCCCTCGAACACGACGTGGAGCGTCTTCTCGTGGCCATCGACCCAGCGCCGAGCCATCCCGAGCATCCGTCGCAGCCCGTCGCACTGGTGCATCCTCGCCGCGAGATCGGTCATCTTCTTCCGCGCGTTGAGGTTCGGCAGGCGCACCCCGCGCTTGGGATGCCGGTCGACGAGTTGTTTGCCCTCGGACGTGAACCAGCTGTTGAGCACGATCGGCGAGCTCAGTTGCGCCACCCCGTCGGGTGTCACCGGCATGTTCAGCAGCGCCGCCGCGGAGTGGGTCGGCGCCAGATCGAGGCCGAGCACCAGCATCAGAAGAGCTTTCCGGACTCGCTACCGTCGTCGGTCCCCTTGTCCACGAACGGATCCTCGTCGCCCTCCTTGTCGGCCAACTCCGCGGGCACCGTCTCCTTGAGCCCGTCGCCGAGGTCGTGGCCGGTCGGCGTCGGCTCGCTGGCCTTCGCCTCCTTCTCGATGGTCTCGATCCGATTGCGGATCACCGACATGAGTCGCTCCCGGGGCTTGGGCTTGCGCATCCCCTGCTCGGCGGCGAGCACCTCGCGCAGCAGCTCGGCATCGTCGCACCCGCGGATCAGCTCCGACGCGGGTCCGTACTTCGCCGCGATGACGTCCTGCGCCAGCTGTGGCAGGTCCTGCGGCTCGCCCGACGTGCCGTGGTCCTGGGTCTCGGCCAGGACTTCGGGGGCCACGGAATGCGGTGCGGGGGGGGGCATCTCACCCTCGACGAACCCGTTGCAAGCGCCCGTCACGCGCATCACTCCACGCGTCCCTTCGATGGTGGGGTCGCTGGGGCAGTCGTAGCGGCCGGGAGTGGGCGGATCCGCTTCGTTGTGATTCTGGAACGGCAGGCACAGCCCGCACAGCAGTGGCCGGTCGCGCCCCTCCAACCACAGGTTGGCGCACGCCTCGTCCTCTGGCCCGCACAGCTTCCGCTTGATCGCGCCGCAGTTGCCGTAGTCGAGGCACTCCGCGCAGGTGTGGTCCTTGTGCGAGTCCTCGTCGTCGATGGGTGGCGTGTCGGCTGGCGGTCGGTGGGGCAACTCCTCGTCGGTGTCATCGGTCTGTAGCGCCAATTCGGCCTGGCGTTCGGAGTCCCGCATCGGCCGGGATTCGACCACCTCCCGCGTGTCGGTCCGCTCGTACCTGACCATCGACGTCTGGTAGTCGCCGACGCGCTCCACCTTCACCTCGCGCCGGTCCGCGCCACGGGACACGATGCGGATGAGCTGCTTCTGCTCTGCCTGGAGCGTGGCGATCTTCCCCTCCAGCCGGCCCTTCTCGGTCTTCCAGTCCTCCTTGGCGCGGTCCAGCTCCTTCTCGGTGTCGTCGATGCGCTCCGGGTAGTCGCCGAGCTCGGCGCGTTTGGCGTCGATCTCGTCGGTCGTCAGCTTGCAGATCAGCTTGCGTGTCTCGGTTCCGAGCACCTGATCCCTGTTCCGTTCCGTGGTTTCCATCGTCGCTCCTCTCTCGGCTTATCAGCCGATCGTTACGTTTCGTAGCTCCGATCCGGTATCACCGCGCACGTGCGCGAGGGAAATGTGTGCCACCCTGGCACACTGCTACCCAGTTATCCACAGGCCCGATCAGCGAGTGGCGTATTTTCAGTGGCGAATGCGCCACTCCGTTTTCGTAACAATTCCGTTGCCTTACAAGACTCCGCCTTCTGAAAGTGGCGCATTTTGGCGATTTTCAAAGAACCTCCCCATACACGCACACACGCGTATGCTAACTTTTCGGGAGAATTCGCCATTGCGCCACTCATCCTCGTAAACCGCCGCAATTACAAAGGAACCTTAGTGGCGAATCACGGTAAAAATACGCCACTAATTGCGCCACTTTTCCACAGAAATGCGCCACTCTGCCCAAAAAATGTAAAAAAGACATCATGCTTCTCCCGCCTCGTGTCCCCACCCCATGCCCTCCTGGGATGGCTCGCCAGTCAATCGTAGGCCGACGCGGACTCGCTTCCCCCCCGATCCCTTCTTCATCCCGAAACCGCGCTCGGTCAGCAGGCGACCCAGCATGTTCTTGCTCTTTTCCTTCTCCCCGTTGGCCTTCGCCCACTTGTTGTAGGAGAGGTAGAGAGCGCCGATGGTCGCCTCGGACTTGGAATCGACCACGCAGCACTCGTCCAACCAGGGGCGAAGGGCGTCCTGGTCATCCTTGTATTGCTCGGTCGCGGCGGTCACGACGTCGGGCGGGTCGAGCCCCCTGGCCTGCCACAAGAGGCATCCCTCGACGGCCCACCGCAGGATTCCGGGGCCTTCCTCGTCGATCAGTTCCTTCAGCAGGTGCTTGTTGCGCTTCTCATTCGGCACGGTGTATTCGAACGGAACCTTGTGAATTCGCCTCCAGATCCCCAGATCCCGGCCGATGATTCGAGGTTCGTGGTTGGCCGCGAACCACAGCTTGAACGCGGGTTGGAACTCGAACGGATCACGGTACTTGAAGCTGGCCACGATGGGTTCTCCGCCGGTGATCTGCTTGATCAGCCCCTCGGCCAGACGTCTACCGTGCTCGACCTCGACCGTGGACACGAACCGCGCGCCGCGTAGCCGTGCTAACTCTGGCGTCGGGCCTGATTGCACGTTCTTGCTGACCGCCAGCACCTCGGGGTCCACGTGCTTGCTGTAGTCGTGCAGCAGCTTCTCCAGCGTGCCTAGAAAGGTGCTCTTGCCGTTGGCGCCGGCACCGTGCAGGAAGAAGAGGCACTGCTCGTCCTGAACGCCCGTGATCGAGTACCCGACCGCCCGCTGCAGAAAGGTCACCATCTCGAAATCGTTGACCATGATGTCGTGCAGAAACTCCATCCAGCGCGGGCACTCGGCGGCAGGGTCGTACTCAACCAGCGTGCGCCGTGTAATGAAGTGGTCGCGATCGTTGGGCGCATGCGTGCCCTCGCGCAGATCGAAGACCGCGCCAGGCGTGTTCAGCAGCCAATGATCTTGATCCCACTGTTCGACTCGCACCGGGATCGGCGGCTCCCACCGTGCCAGCGACCGCATGTTGTCCAGCTTGTTCTTGCCCTCGCTCTCCTTAGACCACTTGAGCAGGGCCGTAGCGTAGGCGTTCCCTGGTTCGTCGTTGGCCAGAGATTCCGCGTCGCGGCGCATTCTGACCGCCGATTGCTTGGCCAACTGCATGGCGCGGCCGAGCTCGTCACGCTCCCAACAACAGCCGTTCCACACGAACCAGCCGCCGAGGGGCTCGCAGTACCTCAAGTTGTGGCCATGCTCGTCGCGGTAGCGGAGCGCGTTCCCGACGTCGGTCAGTCTGTACCGGACGCTCTTTCTGACTTGGGGCTTGTCGTCTTCTTCACCATCTGAATCATCCCAGGGAGCATCACCATCGTCGGGAGGTGGGATGTCGTCCCTTTCGAACGGCGGGGCAGGATCTCGTGCGCCGTACTGCTGCCTATCTTCCGGTGCGCGGGGATTCTCGATCCCCATCCGATATCCGTCTGCGATCGTCCGTTTTACGCTCTTGAGGCCGTAGTTCTTGATTGCCCCGCATTGGTCGGCCGCGTCGAGGATCGCCCCCTCTATGAATGTCCGCGACAATCCGCAGGACACCTCGAGCGAGCCCATGCTCTTGGCTGCCAGCAAGATCCGCTTGTGCCGCCCGCCGTCTGCGCCCGTCCCCGCTGACATCGACGAGACGGCTTGACACTCGCTGTCAAGCGCCGCCAACGCGTACCGTCTGAGCCGATCATCTTGGGTCAGCGGTGGCGGCGAAGGGGGATCCTCTGCGCGCTTCTGACGGGCGAGCTCTTCCTCTTGATTCTGCCGGGCTTGTTCGCCCTCCAGGATGTTATCTACGGGCCACGGTGCGCCGTCTTCATTGCAGACGTAATCGTAGTTTTCCCGCTTGGCTGGGATGAAGTACCCCTGTGCAGCTGGACACCGATCCAGTCCGTCAAGCCGCCTCCCCGCCGCCGACATCAAAATCCAGTATTCCTCGGCGCTCACCTCGCGATTCAGCGGGATCAGAACGCGCCACTTGGGCATGCGATCCGGGTCGTGACTCCAACTCGTGTGCGCCAGGAAACACACATCCCCCCACGCAGCGAGTAGTTCCTTGGCGTCGAGTCCGGGGTTTGCGTCGTAGTCGAGCACAAGACCGCCTGACCCCAGGTGTCGCTTCGTGTCGCGGTAGTGAGGGCCATGTGGCGTGCGCTTCGCGCCGGGTTCGGTCTTGAGGCGTTCTTCGTGCTCTTCCTTGGCCTGCGCTTCGGTCTTCTCGCCGAATCGTCCGAGGGTCCAGATAGGTAGGTTCGACTTGCGATTCCTCGGCGCTGGCTTCGGATTCGCCAGCCGCCTGGCCATCGTGGCCCACTTGACTTTGAACGGGCGCCCATCTCCCGTCTTTTCCTTCGATGGCCAGCGTGTACCGACCAGTACCGTTTCTTCACTCGGCTTGGGCACAGCTTCCCCAGCGGCCCCCCCGGTGGTGGCCGGGGGGACCAATGGACACGCACCACGCCGGGAGCTAGCGCGGCAGTGGTTGCGGTGTCGCTGTTGTCATCGGGGTCTAGCTCCTTCTGACGCTGCCCGCGCTATCCACCATCGCGAGCGACCAAGACTGTACTACGGGCGGCCTGCCTGGTTCAAGCTGTTTGCGAAACTCCACAGACGCGAGCGGATCTCGCGGCCGGCTTCGACCTCGACGCCTCGCTGGCCCAGCCGCTCGACCAGTGGTGCCAGTTTGTCCAGGTGATAGGCCATCTGCCGGCACTCGACGCAGCAGAAGATCCGCGGGCGACCCTTGCCTGGTTTGTCCTGTGGAATCAATGGCTTGCCGCACAGGCGGCATTTAGTTTGAACTTGCTGCAATCTCCCCTTGTCCCCGACCTCTACCATGCCTAGCCCTCCCATCGCGTTCACAGGCGATTGTCGGCGGTCTGACGGCGGCCCCTATGGGGCCGGTCGATCATCGCCTGATCCCCACTGCTGCCGCCCACTTGTCGAGGTCGTCCCACGTCGGTGACGCCTCGCCCCGCTCCCAACTGCTCAGGGTGCGCAGCGCGACGCCGAGCTGGTCGGCGAGATCCTGCTGGCTCAGTTTGCGGGCCTTTCGGGCCTTGCGAAACTTGGCGCGGATGGATTCGGAGATGGTCATCGGTCAGTCCCCCAGGCTCTCTAGTGCAGCAGCAGCGGCCTCTTTCGCTGTCTTCCTGCCGCATCCGACTCCTTGTTGGATCATGTCGGCGAGATCACCGACATCAGGCGCTTTACGTCCCCGCAATTCGATCCAGAAGCGCAGAATCCCGGCGGCTCGCTTGTCCGCTTTCGCGCGTATCTTGCCCCCCCAGTCTGCGGGCCTCGGCTCGACGGTTGGCGTTGAACATCGGGCGCAACCGGGGCATCCGTACTGGCGGCACAGATCCGCGCTGATCGCGAGGCTGCCTCGGTTGTAGGCAGCGACGCCCATTAGAAGACCTCCATCCCCATGTGCTGGGCCAGATTGCCCTTGGTGATCATCCGGTCGAGCGGGCCGTTCATGCCGTCGAGGAGTACCGGATCGGCGGGCGTCGGGAACGATACCGACTCGGCGCTTTCGCGGCCATTGAGTCGGACGCGGATGGTCAGGGTGATGAACTCGCCGAACCCCTGAGAAGCAATGACCGGAAAGGGAAGGAATCGGGCGTTAATGGATTCCTGAATGGCGTCGGCGATGGTCATGTTCCCGGTCTCCTTGTTGGTTCGTCCGTCGTTCATGGTTATAATATGCAGGATTCCCGCTCGTATGTCAACAGGTTTACGCATTTTTTCTGCACTTTTTTTGCGATTGCGGAGACGTCGTGCGATCAGCGGGTCACGATCTGCGGCCCCGATCGACGTGTAGGCCCTGCGCCTGGAGGCTTCCTGTGCAGTTTCATATGGCATCTGTGGCAGAGCCATATCACGTCAAGCGGCAGCGAGTAGTTTTCGTGGTGCCCGTGGGAGTCCTCAATCCCGCATTGCTCGCAAGGCAACCGCGTAAGTACACCATTCCGAAGGGCTTTCCTGACCTGCGCATATGCTTCAAGTTGCTCAGGCTTTGCCTCTCGACGAAGCTGTGCGTATCGGCGCTTCCACTTTTTGCCCTCTTGCGAACGGGCCCATCTCCTGTATCTCTCGCGGATCAGCTCTGGGTCTTCTCTTGCGCGCCGTCTAGCGTAGGCCCTGCGCTCTTCCCTGTGGGAATCGTTGTAGGCACGCTGCGACGCCGCGACAGCATCCTTGTTCTGTTCCTTGTAGATGCGCGCTTTGTGATTCTGATCTTCCCGATTTGCCGCATGCCACCGTCGCTTGTAGGCATTGGAGCAGTCCTTGCACCACGATTTGTATCCGCTCTTGGTAGAGGAGGACCGAGAGAATCCAGCCAGCGGCTTGTTTTCTCCGCATCGGGGGCAGCGTTTCATGGCTTCACCAGCGCCGCCCCCGGCCACTACTCCGGGGGCGGCTTGCGACATTGGCCCCGTGCAGGTTGGAACGGTGCCGCAGTCGGTTGCTGGTG